GACTGATATAACTGAATTAGTTATAACAAGTGTTCCTCACGAAGTTGTTTCAATTAACTGTGAGCCAAACGATATGTTCTTTACAGATCATTTCTTGGTCTACGACGGCTACCAAATAGAATACTAACTGAAGAGAATGTGGTAGAATTATAAGATGTCAAGCAGAATAGATAAAATAAAAGAAATAATTGAAAATAACAAAAATTCTGAGGTAAGGCCAATGGATCTAATTAATCCAAACACTGAGTGGGCAGATCAATCTTTATCTTCAGAAAGATATAGTATTTGTCAGTCATGCCCAGAACTAATTAAATTAACAAAACAATGCAAAAAATGTGGTTGCTTCATGGCTGCAAAAACTAAATTGCAAAGGGCAACTTGTCCGATAGGAAAATGGTAAAATGATAAAAAAAGAAATTGCTCCAGGCATAGTAGTTTATTCAGATGTGATCAAAAACTCTGAAAGACTACATTTAGACATAGAAGAAGGAATGCAGTCTGCTGGAATAGTTTGGGGGAAAGCATATGTGAGGTCTGGAGATGAAATTAAAGTTGATGATTCTTCAAGAAGTACAGAAACACTTGTTGTTGAATATAAGGATTCTATTTCTGAAGATTTTCATTCTTTCTCGTCTTCTTTTAATTCTAGTTTATCAAATATTTTTTTTGAAGGTTTTTCTCCAATAGAAAATGACTATAAAGCAATGTATTCTGCAGATGTAAAAACTCATGAATCTTATAGCATTTTAAAATACGGTGTTGGTCAAAATTTTGTTAACCATGTAGATGATCATTTTCATGGACCAAGAAGAATTTCACATGTTCACTATTTAAATGATAACTATGAGGGAGGAGAAATAGAGTTTCCAAGATTTAATATTACATATAAGCCCAAAGCAAATGAGTCTATATTTTTCCCATCAGGGTATGTTTATAACCACTCAGTTCATCCAGTAATCAGTGGTTATAGGTATGCAATAGTAAGTTGGATGTATTAATGAACATAGAAAAACCAAAAATACTTAAAAATCTTTTTAGTAAAGAAGATTTTAACTTGCTTAAATCTTATTTATACAATAAGCCAAAGTTAGAAAGCAATTTTGATAGTTCATTTGGCAGGTATACTTTTAATGATCCTTTATTAAACTCTTATTTAGATAGGCTGGTTCCAATTGCAAGAGAAGCCTTTAGCAGCAAAACCTTGCTTCCATCTTATGCACTTTTTGCACACTATGAGGGAGAGCATGCAAGCCTTTTTACCCATGTTGATGATAATGCATGCACCTACACTATTGACATGTGCATATATCAAACAGAGCCATGGGATTTAAATGTAGAAGATAATCCATACACACTTTATGAAAATGAAGCACTTGCCTACTACGGAAATGAACAAAAGCATGGTCGTAGTAATTTCCCTAATCCAGAGTCTCAACATGTTGCCATGATTTTCTTTCATTTTGTAGAACCAGACCATTGGTGGTATACAAAAGGACAAGGTTATGTTGATGTAATTAGAGGAAACATAACAGAAAAACAGTGGGAAGAAAATAATGGAAACAGGTAAAAGCCCTGTTTTTGTATCTAAATATTTTAATGAAGATTATTCTTGGAATAACTTTATTAATTCTATAAATGATGCGTATGATTTTAATGGACCAAATAATAAAGTAGAAAGTTATAAAGAGGTTATAGGAAAAGTAAACTTTTGGCACAAACTAACTATGACTTTAGACAATATTAATGAGCAAAATTTTCCAGGGATTGGGAATAAAGTAAAAAAACTAACAGATCTACATTCCATTATAAACAAACTATCAAGTAGATGTTCTGGGTATTTTGGTGCCGTAAGCCTTACAACTAAAGAGCCTACCACAGGCAAACATAGTGATCCAGTAGATGTTATTTATTGTCAATTTATTGGTTCAGTTGTTTGGAGTGTTTATGCTGATGGTGAGAAAAAGGATTTTACTTTAAACCCTGGAGATATTATATATGTACCAAAATCTACTGAGCACGAAGTTTTATCTTTGTCTCCAAGAGCAGCAATATCTTTCATGTTTGAGCCATATCATGAATGAAAAAATACTTATTAGTATTGTAAACTATTGCGATCCAGAATTTGAAATGACAGTAAACTCTCTTTGGGATAATGCAACTTTTAAAGATAGAATTATTTTTTCATTAGTTTCAGAAGACAACACTTTTTATTTATTTGACAAAATACCTCCATCACAAATTATTTATAGACATTTTGATACAAAGTCTTATCGTGGAGGTTTGTGTTGGGCAAGAAACCTAGCGGTTGATGTTGATGTTGACTACGACTTTTTGATGCAATTTGATTCGCACACCATCGCATTGCCTGATTGGGATGAAATAGCCGTTACAACTTATAAAAATATATCTAAAACAGAATCAAAATTTATTATTTCCCATGGACCATCAAATTATGAATATTTAGATGATGGATCAATAACAATTGATATTGAGAATAAGTTTGGAATATATGCAAATAATTACACAAATTTTATTCCTGGATTTACATTTCCAACATACGACCAAATAGGTGAAAATAATGTAAGAAGATCTTTATGGGTTACATGTTGTTATTTGTTTGCACCTAAAAAATGGGTTGAGGAGGTTGGAATAAGTGGAAAAACATCTTTTAATACAGAAGAATTTTCTTTGTCTTTAAGGACTTATGCAAAAGACTGGAAAATCTTTGGTGTTGGACTTAGAAATGTTTTTCATCATACATCGCACCGTCAACCAAACGGAGTTGTAACAAGAAGATCTTTAAGGCCTTGGGCAGATGATAGAAAAAATGATTATTGGAATCATGTTGAAAAATCTATGAACGATCTTTCTTTGCTTATGTCTGGTCAATTAGATGTTTCAAAAGATAAAAGTGTAGAATTCTTAAAGTTGATAGGCATCCCAATCAAATACTCAGAATACATAGACAACTATTACAGTTATGTAGATGTTCCTGAGCGTCCAATTGGAATGCCACCAAGAAGAGATTAGTTTGGAAATTTAGACATCCAAGACTTAGTTCTTGGAGTCATACCTTTCCATGCAGTCCAGTTTTCTCCACCTTTGGTCATGTGGTATGCAATCTGTGCATTTAAAACTGGATTAAAAAGTTCAGCATTTGAAGATAACTCAAACTTGTCTCTGCGATCAGGACCAAGGGAGTCAATCATATTAATCTGGAAGATTCCATATGAAGAGTCTCCAGTGCTTTCGTTTCCGTTAAAAGCCAATGGGCGACCATTGGATTCTTTCTTTGCTACAGCCCAAGCCTCAACAAGGTTTTGTCCTTTGAAACCAACAAGGGATAGCATTTTCTTTAACTCTAAATCAGTAAGAGATGTCTTGTTTGCAAAACTCTCCAACATTTTTTCCTTAGAAACCAAAAAAACCTCTTTCGAGGTCGTTTCCGCTGGCTGAGCCTGTTCAAGGCTAAGATTATTCTTCGTATTTAGTTCTGGGGTAGCATTAGCAGCATTAGAAAATACACTGACAAGTGCTACGATACTGAGTGTGCTAATGATCTCTTTGTTTCTTTCGATAAATTTAATCATAGTTTCCTCCTTAGAAAACAATAACACCCTGGTAGGTGTTACTACCAAGTATAACATAATTTTGAGCCAAAAGTCAAATCTGGGTGTATAATTATTTTATTATGACTACATATGCTAATTCTGCCACGGGAGTTAAATATCCCCTTGAAAACTCCCCTGTAAATGTGCATGGAGATTTTAAGAAGTTAGCAGAGTCACTTGACGCAATTCTTCCAGCATATGGAGTATCATATTTTCAAATTGATATAAATAATAATAGCGGAGCAACAATTAATGCAGGAGTCCCAGTTTACGCAACAAACGGAAAAATAAATGGCAAGGTTACAATTGCAAAAGCCCTTCCATCAACAACTGCCCCAATATTGGGATTATTGAAAAATAATACAGCAAACAACTCAGACGGAATAGTTGTAGTTGCTGGGGTTATGGAAGGGTTAAACACTTCAGGTTTTGCTGCAGGACAAACACTTTATGTAGGAATATCTGGAGGACTAACAAATGTTAGACCATCAGGAGGATCAGCAGCAGTTGGAATTTGTGCTGTTGCAGATAATGTTAATGGCATAGTAATTGTAGAGGCAAAAGGAAACGGCACCTGGGGAGCACTCAGAGACGGTTTGTCGTGATATAATAACAATATGGCAACCTTTAGAAATCAACCCACAGATTCTTATGCATTAGGTGCAGCACCACCAGAAATTCGCTGGACTGTTGTTCGTGGAGATTCTGCAGCATTTCGTGTTTATGTGACCAACGATGCAAGAGTTCCTCTTCTTCTTGAAGACTGGGAAGTTGCTATGGATATTTATAGACCTTCTACCGAAGATGTAATTTTATCTTTATCCCCTGAACCAATTGAGTTTCAGGACGAAGAGGGAAGTTTTACAGTTACCCTAACATCAGCACAATCCCAACTTCTTGAGACAGGAGATATCTTCGATATACAACTCACAGAACTTCTATCAGAAGGCAGAGTTTGGACGGTAGCCAAAGGCTCAATGGTTATTATTGAAGACATAACTCAGTAATGCAAACAACACATCAATTAGCCCACGGACAAATAAAAGAACTTGATTCAAGATCTATTCGCATAGATCAAATACAGCCAAAAGCAATAGTTCTTGAGTTATTGCCATTTAGGGTTAGATTTACAAATGTAAGCGTTTTTGGATATTCAAAAACAAACCCACCGCCAATTCCACTACAAGTAATTGGATACAGCAATTACATTCTTTAATAATATTATTAAAAGGGATGTTATAATTACCACATGGCCAAAGTATCAATTCCATCAGTTAAGGCTCTATTCCAAACAGGAGATAGACCTACTCAAGAAAACTATGAAGATTTAATCGATACCGCATCTGCTCAAGCAACAGACTTGGGTTCTGCAGGTAATAATGAAAATACAATCACTGGTATTGAGAACGTAACTGTTGTTGATAACTTTGACGCTACAGTTTGGCGAATGGTCAAGTATATTGTTTCAATATCAAAGACCTCTGCAGGGGACAACAAGTTCTATGCAACCGAACTAACAATTCTCGTTGATGGTACAAATGTAAATGTCAGCGAATACGGAACAATCGACAATGATGGGAATATTGGCACCATTAATGTCTCTCGCACTGGAAATACCGTGGCCTTAACAGTCACTCCAGATCCTGCGATCAAGCCAGTCACAGTTCGTTTCGCACGAATTGGACTTAAGGCATAATAAAAGGAGATATAAAAAATGGCAACAGTAAATAAAGATTTTAAGATTAAGAGTGGACTCGTCGTTGAAGGCCTACAAGGTACAATCAACGGTGAAGTAATTCTTACAGAAAATGCTTCAGATTCATACATTTTAGGTTTGACTGGTGGAGCAACACTAGTCAAGTCCGTATCAAACGAATTTGATGTTTCAGCAGGTGGAGAACTTTCACTTGATCGTACAGTAGTAGATGCTTATTATGATGCAGCAGGTTCAGCAGACGATGCAGAGACAGCAGCAAACTCTTACACAGATGGAAGAGAAACAGCAATTACAACTGCTTATGAAGCATACGCTGATCAAGCAGAAGTAGACGCTAAGGCTTACACAGATACTCGTGAGACAGCAATTACAACTGCTTACCAGTCGTATGCTGACACAGCAGAGGCAGATGCAAAGACTTATGCAGATGGTCTAGCATCAAACTACGATCCAGCAGGATCAGCATCAACTGCACAGCAAAATGCAGAAGACTATGCAGATGCTTTAATCAATGATGCATCAAACCTTTCAACAGAGGTTTGGTCAGCATACAAGACAAGCACAGAAATTGGACTTGCACAGCAAGCAGCAGAGGATCATGCAGATCAGGCAGTTGCAGACCTAGTAAATGGTGCACCAGAACTTCTTGACACACTCAATGAGTTGGCAGCAGCACTTCAGGATAACCCAGATGTTATCTCTGATCTTCAGGGTATTGCAGCAGGAAAGCAAGATGCACTAACTGCAGGTTCAAACATTGATATTACAGGGGCAACAATTTCCGTAACTGGTCTTGATGCAGCAGATATTTCAGACTTCAATGATGCAGCACTTGCAGCAACAGTAGCAGCATACGATATGATCGGTGCAGCAGCAGCAGCACAAGAAGCAGCAGAAGACTACGCAGATGGCCTTGCAATCAACTACGATGCAGCAGGTTCTGCTTCAACAGCACAGACTAATGCTGAATCTTTTGCTACAAATGCAATTAATGCTCTTGACACAGACGATATTGAAGAGGGTGCAACAAACCAATACTTCCTAGATTCTCGTGCTAAGACTTCAGCAGCAGATCTTTTGACTGGTGCAAATCTTACAAACATTACAATTACAGGAACAGGTGCAGGACTTACTATTACCGCAGAAAACGGTGTAGCAGATTCTGATACTGACGATCTTGATGAAGGTACAACAAACCTTTACTTCACAAACACTCGTGCAGTAGATGCTCTTGAAGCAGTTATTCCAAACTTTACAGCAGTTGAGTTAAACTCAGTTGCTAAGCAGGTTGCAGGAACAACAGTTGTGCCAACAGCAGGAATTGCAACAGCATATTCATGGGCTAAGGCTGACTACCGTTCAGCAGAGTTCCTTGTTAAGGTTGCCAATGGTGATCACACAGAAGTGTCAAAGGTACTTGTAACACTTCATGCTAACGATAACATTTCAATGACTGAATACGGTATCGTTGGAACAAACGGTTCACTTGGATCTGTTACAGCAGTAGTATCAGGCAACGATGTACAACTTCGTGTAACTACAGTAAACAACACTTCAACACTTACAGTTGTTGGAACATTGCTTGTATAATAAAAAATAAAAATAGTTGGAAGAAGGAGTAGTAAATGACAACAGTCGATAAAGACTTCAAGGTCAAGAATGGATTAGTCGTTACAAACGGCGGTACATTCGGAGATGCAGTAACAGTAGGAGCACCAACTCTTGCTGGACATGCAGCAACTAAGGAGTATGTAGATTCCCTAACAGGATCTATGGTTGTTTCATCAACTGCTCCTTCTTCACCAACTAATGGAACCCAGTGGTTAGACACTAGGACAAACAGAGTTAATTTCTATTACGATGGAACTTGGTATACCCAAGCAACTATCGATGATACAAATAACTTACCACAGCACATTCACGATACCGCAATTGATGGAACTGGTTTCATAGTATCTCAGTTCTACGAAGGTGGATCATTCAATAGCCCATTGGGTGTAGGTTTGGATGCAGGTGGACCAGACACAACAGTTTGGACAGTTGTATTCGATGGCGGTAGTGTAGTAGATAACTTCAATTAAAAATTGATGTTATAATAAGATAAGTTAATGGGCAGCCCCCATAAGGAGAATATATAAATGGCAACAAGAATGCAACAGCGCAGAGGAACTGCAGCACAATGGACGGCTGCAAACCCAATTCTAGCAGCAGGTGAAATCGGATTCGAAACCGATACAAGTAAGTTTAAGATGGGTAACGGATCATCAACATGGTCTGCCCTAACATATTTTGCTAACGCAGCAGAACTAGCAGCAATCATTGATAGCGCTCCTGAAGCCCTTAACACTCTTAATGAGTTAGCAGCAGCAATCGGAGACGATGCAAACTTTGTTGGAACAGTTACATCACATACAAGCGCAACTACAAATGTTCACGGTATTGCAAACACATCAGCATTAGCAACAACAGCAGCAATGAACTCAGCAATTGGCGCAGCAGTAACTGCATCAGCAACACAGACAGCACTCGATGCAGCAGCAGATGCAACAACAAAGGCCAACGCAGCACAAGCAGCAGCCATTGCAGCAGCAGCAACAGATGCAACATCAAAGGCAAATGCAGCAGAATTAGCAGCAACACAAACAGCAGCCTCTGCAGCAGACACAAAAATTGCAGCACATAACACAGATACAACAGATGTTCATGGAATTGCAGACACATCGCTTCTTGCAACAAAAACTTACGCTGATGGAACTTCAACAGCAGCAATTACTGCAGCGGGTACAGCAGCAGACACAAAGATTGAAACACACAATGATGAAACAACAGGTGTTCATGGAATTGCAGACACTTCACTTCTTGCAACTAAGTCTTATGCAGATGATGCAGAAGCAGATGCAATTACTGCAGCGGGTACAGCAGCAGACACAAAGATTGCAGCACATAATTTAGAAACAGAAAATGTCCACGGTATTGCAGACACTTCAGAACTTGTAACACAGACAGATCTTACAAACGCTATTAGCGGTGCAGAAGTAGATCAGTCAGGATTAGCAGGAACAGGTCTTTCTTGGAATTCAGTAGACACAGAGTTTGAAATTGATGAAACACACATCACAACAGCAACTCAAACAGCACTTGACCTAAAGGCACCTCTTGCAGACCCAACATTTACAGGAACAGTTTCTGGTGTAACTAAGTCACATGTTGGTCTTGGAAACGTAGATAATACTTCAGATGCAAACAAGCCAGTTTCAACTGCACAGGCTACAGCAATCGCAACTGCTAAGTCAGAGGCTATTGCAGATGCAACAGCACAGGTAAATGCAGTAATTGCATCTGCCCCAGCAGCATTAAATACTCTTGACGAATTAGCAGCAGCACTTGGTGATGACGCAAACTTTGCAACAACAGTCACAACTAATTTAGCAGCAAAAGCACCAATCAACGCACCAACATTTACAGGTCTTGTAACAGTTGCAGCATCAGGTGTAGCATTTACCGACGGAACCCAAACAAAGGTTGGCGTACCATCTATAACAACATTTGGATCATCTTTTGCAGCAACAGGAACACTTGCAGCAGGAGAACAAGATAAGTTTATCCCAGTGGATGGAGCAGTTACAATTACTCTTCCTGCAACAGGATATTCAACTGGACAGTCAATCGACTTCTACCAGGCTTCAGGAACTGGAGCACAGTTCTCTAACGCTAACTCAACAGTTGGCACACCAGGTTTGAAGTTTAGAACTACAAACTCAGTTGTAACAGCAATGAAGACTGCAGCAGGATGGTTAGTCTTCGGAGACTTATCACTATAATAAAAAATTAAAGAAACAAGGGAGATTAAATATGTCAAAGCAAGCAGGTAGAATGAGTCAGTCGGCAAACGACTTTCTGACTCCATACGCACCAACAATAGGTACAGCAACAGATGTTGGAACAGCAAGACCATTCAACAATGGTGCTGTATCAGTGACATTTACTCCTACGGGTCCTAATGCTGCAATAGACTTTACAGTAACAGCAAGCACAGGACAAACAGCAACTGGAGCATCTTCTCCAATTATTGTTCAGGGTATTGCTTCAGGAGCGACTCCAACATTTACAGTAACAGGAAGAAACGCTGTAGGTGTTGGACCAGCATCTGCTGCCTCTAACTCTGTAACAGTTACTACTGTTCCACAGGCACCATCACTAGGAGCCATCACAAACAGTTGTTCTGGTCGTGCATTTAATAACGGACTTATTACAGTTGCAATGACAGCAAATGCTACTGGTGGAAAAGCAATCACAGGATATTATGCACAATCAAATGCTGGACAAACTGCATCAGGTGCATCTTCTCCATTAAGCGTTACTGGTCTAACAGGAGGAACAAGTTATACCTTCCAAGGCCGTGTTTCAAATGCAAATGGTAACTCTGATTTAACAGCATCATCAAGTGCAGTTACTGCAACAACAGTTCCTGCAACACCAAGTGCACCATCTGCATCATCACCATCAGCAGGAGTAGACAATGTTTCATGGACTGCTCCATCAAATGGTGGTTCAGCAATTACAAACTATTACTGGACATCTTCTGATGGTAAATCAGGAAACACAGCATCTACATCAGTTTCTGTTTCACAAGAACAAGGAACAGCACAGACATACAATGTTAGAGCGGATAATGCTTGTGGTTCTTCTGCAACATCTGGTTCATCTAACTCAGTAACGACTGTTTACTCATTTGTTCCTTACTCATTTGTTCCTTATTCATTCGTTCCTTACTCATTTACACCATTCTCAGCCTTCGGTGCCTTCGGTGCGTTCTCAGCCTTCGGTGCCTTCGGTGCCTTCGGTGCGTTCTCAGCCTTCGGTGCATTCGGTGCATTCGGTGCGTTCTCAGCCTTCGGTGCTTTTGCTGCTTACACTTTCGCTCCTAATAAGTCTGTTGGTGTAGACACACTAGTCTTAACTACAGAAGGATACACAATTGCCAAGAATCTTAAAGTTGGAGATGTTCTTGTCTCTGCAGACATCCCTGGACTTGGTGTAAACTTTACAAAAGAGCAGATGGAGGCCTGGACACAGAACCCA